AGACAAAACGCCTCAGTTTACTGCATCAGAATTAGATGAACTTAAATTCCAAGCTGGTGATATCATATGGAATAGTTCGGTTGGCAACCTACAGGTTTGGAGTGGGACTGCATGGATTTATATTACTGATCCAGAGACATCTGGGTTAAGTGGGACTGGGCAGGTAGGCACGGTTCAGGTAATTACAAATGGTTCATTGGTGGTGAGTTTATGACTAAGTTATGTGCAAGAGGTAAGGCAGCAGCTAAACGTAAATTTGATGTATATCCAAGTGCTTATGCAAATGCTTATGCAAGTAAGATTTGTGCAGGAAAGATCAAAGATCCTTCTGGCGTAAAGCGTAAAGACTTTAAAGGGCCAAAGCCAAAATCCCTCAAAGGCGGTGGTTTTGTTGCTAAACGGGCCAGGATGATAGGTCTGACATGAGCCTAAAAGAATGGTTTAAAGAAGATTGGGTTGATATAGGTTCGCCAAAGAAAAAAGGTGGGTTTCAACCATGTGGTAGATCTTCAACCAAAGGTTCTAAAAGAAAGTATCCTAAGTGTGTGCCTCGATCAAAAGCAAACAATATGACTGCTTCTGAGCGAACAAGCGCAGTAAAAAGAAAAAGATCAAGAAAGCAAGGAGTAGGTGGCAAGCCTACCAATGTAAAGACATTTGCAAAAGACGGTTGTTTTGTTACTAAAAGGAATCATCGAGGGTGCGGTGCTGTAATGTCAGGTCGCAGAAAAAAGACAAGGTATAGCTAATGTTTAGACGCCATGTAGAAGAGTTTAGAACTGGTGGTCAGGTCAAGCGCAGACAAGCTGCAAAAAGGGCGAAAGAACGCAAGGCAGATAATATGCCAAAGCGCAACAAAAAGAACTTTCGACCTACTAAACAAGGCGCTGGCATGACAGAAGCTGGAGTCGCAGCATACCGAAGAAAAAACCCTGGCAGCAAGCTACAGACAGCGGTTACTGGTAAAGTTAAGAAAGGCAGTAAAGATGCTAAGAGAAGAAAATCTTTTTGTGCAAGATCAGCAGGCCAGATGAAGAAGTTTCCTAAAGCTGCTAAAAATCCTAATTCTAGATTACGACAGGCTCGAAGACGTTGGAAGTGTTAGGTTATTTCAATATACTAAAGGTTGGTTTGTAAATGGCGAATCAAATGAAACAGCCTCCTATGCAGAAACAAGCAGAGCGTTTGGCTGCGCAAGGCCGTTATGGCGATACGATGCTTGTTCATATGAACCCAGCAGAAGTTGAAGGCATTGCGTCATTAGTGCCTGGTGGACAACTCACCACTAACCCCCAGACTGGACAACCAGAGGCTTTTTTGCCTTTTCTTGTTGCAGCTGCTGGAGCAATAAAAGGGGGAATTGACGCTAGAAACCAAAAGAAAGCTGCAAAGAAAAGAACCGCAGCGATTGAAGAGAGACAACGAGCCTCTGATCAATTTACTAAAGATCAATTAAGCAGAATAGGGTCACATAGCGCTTTTAACTTGCCAAAAACTTTGGCAGATATGGACCCAAGTCAAGTTAGTTTCTTGCCCAAAGGAGCTTCACAAGGCTTTAACCTTAATTACCAGAATGTTCCAGGGACCATGTATGCGAACTATCAACCTGATAATCAATTTGCAATGGGCGATTTGCCAAGACAGGTAGTGCAACAGCCTGTGATGCAAGAACCGCCAGCTGATGAAGGTGCAGGGACAGTTGATACAGGATCAGAAGATGTTGCTGGTTTAGGACCAGATCTTGATCAATTAGAAATGATCAACGCATCAAGAAAAAAACTAGGTTTTCCTGAATTTAAATCGATGGAAGACTTTTATGACTTTATTTCAGACATAACTGAAGGCGGTCCTGCTGGGCCATATGGGGGCGGTATTCCCTTTATGATGGCCAACGAAGGCGGTCTTGCGTCTTTACCAGTTTATATGTCAAATGGCGGTGAGGGGCAATCGGGCGCTGGTGGTATTGGCAGTGTTATTAGTCGCATTGGAAGTGCTTTAGGCGGCATGGGCGGCATGGGTTCTGAGGATGTCGACTTTGAAAACATGACTAAAGAAGAATTAATTGAGTATATAAAGTCTCTTTCTTCTGGCGGCTCAGGCTCTGGTGTCATGGATGCTGTTGGAAGGGATTCTGGTGGTAAGCCAGGGTATGCGCCTACAGCTGGTGGTGGATTGTCCGATTACGCTGGAATGTTTAGTAAGGGAAATGTTGCCAAACTTTTGGGAAAGGCCGATGGTGGGTTAATGGCATCTCCGGTTCATATGGCTAGAGGTGGAGAAGGCTTTGCTAACCTTGGCGCTCATATTGCTTCAAGCATGCCTGCCTTTAGTGGCGCACGGCAACTTGGTATGCAAATGCAAGGCAAGATGAAAGGTGATTTAGGGCAACTGGATACCACTGGTGGCCCTGGCTATAACACAGTAGGCACAGAAGAATACGAATCCAGACAAAGACCTATTAAAAAGTTTTTATCACGAATGAGAGCTAGACAACAAGCCCGACAAGCTGCAAGAGCAGCAAGAAGAACAGAAAAACCTAGTGAAGTGCAGCAAGAAAGCCGCCCACGCATAACAGGTTTAGCGGATAGAATCCAATCGTTTAAAAATCGTCAAGCCAATAAAGCAGAAGCTGTAGATGCTGCAAATGCTTACGCTAGATCTATGGGAGTTCCAGAGGCACAACGCGGAGGGATTCCTGGAAGAATTCGCGCTTTTGATGAAAGAATGAATCAAAGAATCCGAAACAGAGCTCCCGTGGTCGGACAAATAGTTGATTTTTTTGAAGGCCGAGGTGGAGGTGGTCTGCGTGGAAATCAAGGTCAGAGAAATTTAGGTCGTATTTTTGGAGGCATACTATCCCTAAGAGGATATGCTGACGGAGATATGGTTGAAGATTTCCCCAGAGTAAACGGTCCTATCTCTGGGCCAGGCACAGAAACATCTGATGATATACCAGCCATGTTAAGTGACGGTGAGTTTGTTGTTAACGCTAAAGCGGTTAGAGGAATTGGAAGAATGAATGGTGCTAACAAAAGTAAGGAAGAACAAAGACGGGAAGGCGCGCGCATGATGTATGCATTACAACGCGCTGGTGAACAGGCAATGAGGAGGTCTTAAGATGACTACTACTCAGTCGATTCAAGAAAGCGCGCCATATCTTGCTCCTGAATTTTCAAGACAATTTCAAGATCCAGCCGTTGAACTGGCAAGTCGCCGCATGCTGGAGTCTTACTTTGGCCCTGAAGGTTTAATCACCCAACAAATACCTGTTCCTATACAACAAGTCGCAGGTCTTTCTCCTCAAGAAATTCAAGCAAGAAACTTGGCCCAAGGTCTTGGTGGATTTGGAAGCCAATTAGCTGAAGCTCAAGATTTGTTTCGTCGAGCATCAGGCGCTTTTGATCCATCAACAGCAGGATTGTTTGGCGATCCAAGAGCCAGAGCTTTGTATGAACAAAGTCTAGGTGCATATGATCCAGCAACTGGACAACAGTATCTTGATCAGGAAGGCAGACAAATGATGCGTGGCGCTGCTGATGACATAAGAAGCGCACAAGCTGGCATTGGTCGAGAAGTAGCTGACGCTCAAACAGACATGGCTAGGTTTGGATCTAGAGCAGTAGATGAAGCTGCGTTTGGTCAAAGAGGAATTCTTGATGCAGCTGGAGGCATATCAGGCCAAGTTGGGGGCGCACAAACTGGTGCTGGAGAAGCAACTCAAAGAGCCAGGGCTGAAACCGCTGCGGCAGGAAGAGACTTAAGAAGTGCAGGACAGATGGGAAGAGGCGCTGCTCTTCAAGGCATTGCAGGACTATTAGGAACTGGTGCGGAGTATGACCCATCATCTGCAAGCAGATACATGGACCCATTCAATCGAGATGTTATCGAGGCGCAACAAGCTGAGATTGCAAGACTAGGTGAGCAACAAAAACGTGATGCAAGAGCTCAACAGGTCGCAGCTGGTGCATTTGGTGGTTCAAGAGGCGCTATTCAGGAAGCTGAGATAGGTAGAAACGTATTACAGCAACAAGCCAAGACTGGTGCTGAATTAAGATCGCAAGGATTTCAACAAGCACAACAGCAAGCACAACAAGCATTTGAGCAGGCGCAAGCAAGAAGACAA